ATCTGAGGACATTATCAACAAACTCTCAACCTATGATGAGGCCAGGGAAGAAGTCTATACACAAGCCCTGATTCGCAAAAACCAAGTCGAAGATGAAAATTCAGAACTTCGTGATATCATTACCCAACTAAAGGCCAAGAAACCAAAACCCAGGGAGAAGAAAATGCCCATCGCAGCTGCGAAAAAGGTGAAAGATTATGCGGCCGAATCGGATATTCCGATGCTCGTTAATTTATCATGGAGAAGATGATGGCACGATTGATGGTGACGAGCGCAAATTATGATATCTTCCATAGGAAGAGTCTGCCGACACAACCCCACAAGAAGACTCGGAGAACCCCGAAGGATCTGCAATACTAACTCGGTGTAATTTATTAAAGGAGTATTCAATGCAAGTACGTGATGAACTATTAGCAAACAAAGAGATCACCCGTGAGGAACTGAAGGCCATGGTGGATGAATGGGTCGCCGATGGAGGCAAAATCAAGCAGATCAAGCCTCATGATGCCTATTCGTTTGGTTCGGCACTGTTGCCTCCACCCAAGGGGCACGGCATGCCGCAGGAAGCCAAGGGGCACGGCATGTCCTGGAAGCAAGGATCGGTCAGCTTGAGGAAGTCCCTCAACACCTGGGTCACCAATGGACCAAAGAAAAAGGCAAAAACGAAAGCGAAGTAATCATGTTACAATATATTAAAGATATATGGCGCCGTCGAAAGCAACGAAGGAAAGCTGTTCGTTTACTTTTGAATAGTGGTGTGATCCGTTCGGCGAGTCATGGTATTCGGTATACTATGACACCCAAGGAGCTTATCCGTCTGATGGACGAGGAAAGGATACCATAACCATAAAAAAGACTTGACAAGTCGGTGGGAATGTGCTATACTTAATACATGATAGTAAACTCGGTGCAATTATTTAATGGAGGTTTGTATGTCCGGTACGTTACATAAGAAGATGTCGGTGGCTGAGCAAATTTTGGTGGTCCTCATGATGGGTCCGTCAATGCGTACAGTGAGCCATAGTGAAATTCTAGGAACACTGAACCTTATCGCCCCTGAGCGCATTCCTACCTATATGTGGGAACTCAAGAAGCGCGGGGCCCTGATTACCCGGGCCGGCTCAAAACAGAATACGACCTATACCCTAACGAATCGGGAGACAATGCTGGCCTATTTGCAGGGACGCCGAAACGCAGGGGCTATCGTTCCTGATCTTATCGGACTCACCAAGGCCGTTGCTCCAACAGCGACAGTCGCGGTTCCGGTCGCTGATGCGGTCGAGTCGAACGAACTCGTTGCAGTCTAAGACAGAAGGAATGATAGACGGATACGAATGGCCGTATCCGTCAACGAGGCTAAATACACATTATGGTAACAAATTCATTTCAGCATATCGAGACCAAAGAGATTGTTGAATATACGTTTGCCACAATTCAGGCGCAATCGGAGTGGCAAGCGACAAACCCGCAATATAGCATCGTCTTTCTTGCTGCTACCAGAATTGGTGATCCCTTCCATTTGGGGGTACAGAAGGTTCCTGATGATTTTCGTCACGGAATCCTTGAACCCATGAAACGTTACTGGAAGAAAGCCACCTCCCATGATGGTCATACCAAAGTTGGTAACATCGAATCCCGCTCATATAAAGGCAGCCGAGAAATATAATGGAATCTGTGAGACATTTTATTTCTAACATCGAAAGGTGGAACGCGCATGGCCAAACGCAAGCCCGTAGATATTGTGGCATCACCACTAATCCTCCGACGAGTCAAGCCGCTCACGATCAATCAATCCGACACATTCAAGGCCTTTCACAGAGGCGATCATCTCTTACTCCATGGTGTGGCAGGCACAGGGAAGACGTTTATTTCTCTGAATCTGGCCTTGATGATGACGCTCCCAACCCCGGCCCAGATTATTCCGTTATACGATAAAGTGATTATCGTTCGCTCTGTTGTACCGTCACGCGAAATTGGGTTCATGCCAGGTACCTTAAAGGAAAAAATTGCAGTCTATGAAGATCCCTATCGTGATATCTGTAATGACCTTCTTGAACGAGCCGATGGCTATGAACACCTCAAAGGTCGAGGGAGTTTGAAGTTTACCACCACCTCATACCTGCGCGGGGTCACATTCTCCGACGCGGTCATTGTGGTCGATGAAATGCAGAATATGTCCTATCATGAATTGCATACCATTATCACGCGCATAGGCAAGAACTGCCGTCTGATTTTCTGTGGTGATTATCGCCAATCGGATCTTCAGCGGCATGATGAACGCACAGGACTTGGACATTTTATGGAAATCCTTCGTGATATGGGAAAATTTTGCTGCATTGAATTCGGGACACAGGACATTGTACGCGATGATCTGGTCAAGGATTTTTTGATTGCCGAAACCTCCTATCGGGAGCGGTGTCCATTTTGAAGAATTTCGAACATGCACCTCTGGATGGATTAACCTATCAATTGATTCAAGAAAACTCCTCCCAGGGGCGCACCTACTTGACCCCGTCTGGTGCTCGCTATCCATCCGTTTCAAGTGTCATGGGGAAGATTAACCAAGGGGTGATTATCGCCTGGAGGAAACGAGTCGGCGAACACGAAGCCACGAGAGTAGCCAGTGATGCAGCCGGGCGAGGCACGAATCTCCATAAAGTCTGTGAATCCTATCTGAATAACGACCTCACACCTTCAACCATCATTGAGTTGCCTGAGCGCACCGATAAGTTATTCCGACAGCTTCGCCCATGGTTAGATAAACATGTCGAGACCGTCCACGGTACCGAAGTTCCCCTCTATTCCGACACCCTCAAGCTTGCCGGTACGTGTGATGTGATCATTTCCATTGATGGGGTACTCACGGTCGTGGATTATAAAACCTCAAGCAAACCCAAGCGCCGTGAATGGGTCCATCATTACTTGTTACAATGTGCTGCCTATGCCTTGATGATTAATGAACGCACAGGCCTCCGGGTACCTCAGCTTGCGGTATTAATTGCCGTCGAAGGTCAGACCAAGCCTACCATCTTTTGTGAAAAGACTAGAGATCATCTAGACGATTTATATAAGGTATTAAAAACGTATGGGGCACTGTCTTAGTAGAATCCTTCTGGGAATCACTCTCCTCCTCGGTTCTATGGGAATCCTCTATGAGGAAACCCATCATTCCACCCCTCCGCCAATGTTTGAGCAACATCCAATCTTTGTACCTTATAAGACTCAACCGAAAGATGTCCAATGCCTGACCCGCGCCATTTACTATGAGGCAGGACGGGAAAGTGTCGCAGGAAAAGAAGCGGTGGCACTGGTCATCGTGAATCGGTTCGTGAGTCGGAGATACCCCAATTCCATTTGTGGTGTAATCACACAATCCTTTGTGGTCAATGAGAAACGAATCTGCCAGTTCTCCTTTCATTGTGAGCCGACTCGAAAGGTGAATTTTAAAATATGGCATGAATCACACGATCTTGCAAAAAGAGTCTTGACAAACACCTTCAGTCGTGCTATACTCTCTCAAGTGGGGGATGCGAAATTTTTTCATGCCTCATATGTATATCCATCATGGGCAAATCACAAGAAGCGAGTGGTCCAAATTGATCATCATATTTTTTATAGAGACGAATGAACCACCACATTATTCCAAATCAAGAAAGGAGAGAATATGTAGCTAAAATGCTGTCTGGTGTAATGTGATGTCTCGATACCATTTCAATAACTGTAAATTTATAGGGAGCCTCGATCATGAGTAAAGTGTCCAAGACCCCCAAGGGCGATTTTAGTATCAACAATCTCTCCGACGAGAAACGATCCAAGATTTATCATGGCGTGAAAGAATGTGCGGGTGCCATGACACGGGCTCGCGGTGAACGGGAATACGTCACAGAAACGGTCAAGAAGATCGTGGCGGAAACTGAAATCCCCAAGAAAATCTTCAATAAGCTTGTCAAAACATTCTTCAAGCAAGATTTTGAAGCTGAAGTGGCCGATCATGAACTGTTTGAGCGTTTGTATGTCTCTGTGACAACAAATACCACGAAAAAGTAATGCCAACCAAACAAGAACAATTCGATTTTTCTATTAAGGTCGAACAGACTGTGGTCGAACATCAGATGACCCATCTGGAAGCGATCATCTATCTCTGTGAGCAGACAGGCCTGGAGATTGAAGTCGCGGCGCGTTTGGTCAGTGTGAGCCTCAAGCAAAAAATTGCGGCGAATGCTGAAGACATGAATCTCATGAAGTCCAAGCATTTTCCTAAACTACCTATATAGATAGTTGATAGTCCCCCATTTAACATTCACAAGGAGGTTCTTATGTTCAAAGGTTTGTCTGTGCTATTCAGTTTCATGATGCTGCTGATCGTGGGTTGTTCGACCAATTCATTTGTCCCTGTGCATAATCTCACAGAGACCACGACATTGGGTCAACGGACCGTGTCCGATCCTCATGCGTTTGCGCCAGGTACCCAGCGTTCATGGTTGGAAGTCTGCCAGCGCCAGGTCAGTGCAGATAAAAAGAAAACCGTGACCTATGTGGAACCCTGTACCAGCGTGATTCTTG